CCCAAAAGTTTCAGCGGCGAGGACTAGCAAGCCTAAAGGACCATCTGCGGGAGGTGATGAAGACACTGAAGCCACCGCCCCGCCTAAGCGTAAGCGAGTGGGCAGACCGTCAAAGGCGACTAGACTCTCAGACTAGCGCAGAGGCTGGAACGTGGCGAACGTCTCGGGCTGAGTACCAGAGAGGCATTATGGATGCCTGTTCTGACTACAATATAAAAGAAGTCGTTGTAATGGCTGGCGCTCAGTTAGGCAAGTCAGAGGCATTGCTGAATATCATTGGCTATCACATTGACCATGATCCCTGCCCGATTCTGATGCTACAGCCTACAGAGTCTATGGCTCAGTCGTTCTCAAAGGATCGTATTGCTAACGGCCTACTTAGGGCGACTCCCTGTCTGTTTGGCAAGGTAAAGGATCCACGGGCGAGAGACTCTAACAATACGACTTTGCACAAGATCTATCCTGGCGGCAGTCTTTCTCTGGTCGGTGCTAACTCACCGGCTGGTCTTGCTAGTAGGCCGATCAGAATAATACTCGCAGATGAGGTTGACCGATTCCCAGCTTCAGCAGGAAGTGAGGGTGATCCTCTATCGCTGGCTCGCAAGAGAACCTCTACCTTCCACAACTCTAAGGTCATTGCGGTCAGCACTCCGACGATCAAAGACGTGTCTAGGATTGAGGATGCTTACGAGAAGTCCGATAAGAGACAGTACTATGTCCCGTGCAAGCATTGTGATCATACTCAGACCCTGATCTGGGCCAACGTGAGATGGGTTGATAGCGACCCTGACACTGCTGGTTATATGTGCGAAGAGTGCGGTGGGTTATGGTCCGATGCAGATAGGAGATGGTCTGTTCGCAACGGACAATGGGAAGCGTCAGGAGAGTTCAAGGGTATCGCTGGGTTCAAGATATCTGGACTGTATTCTCCTTGGACAGCACTTGCTGACGGTGTTCGTGAGTTCCTGTCGGTCAAGAAGAACCCTGAGCAGCTTAAAGTATGGACCAATACTTACTTAGCCGAGCCTTGGGTGGATGCTGGTGTCACTATTGATGAGATGAACTTGTTCCAACGTAGAGAATCATACGACAAGGTCCCTAACGAAGTGGTCATCATAACTGTTGGAGCAGACGTGCAGGATGACAGATTAGAATTGACCTTTGTTGGATGGGGCCGCGATGAGGAATCGTTCGTCTTGGATCATGAGATCTTGCCTGGAGATCCGTCAACGCCTCAACTGTGGTCAGCCTTAGACTCTCAGTTAGCTAGGACGTTTGAGACAGAAGACGGCAGGATGCTTGGCGTTAGAGCTACGGCGATAGACTCTGGCGGTCACTTTACGAACAGCGTCTATCAGTACTGTCACAGGAACTTTGCTCGCAGAGTCTTTGCGATAAAGGGTGTGGGCGGAGAAGGTAGAGCGATTGCCGGTAAGCCATCAAGGAATAATGTGGTAAAGTGTCGCCTATTTCCTATCGGTGTTGATACGATTAAAGACCTTGTCTTTGCGCGTCTTAGAATTGACGAAGCTGGCCCAGGATACATAAACTTCTCTGATACGTTGAACGAAGAATACTTCCGGCAGCTTACGGCTGAGAAGATAATAACGAAACTTGTCAGAGGGTTTAAAAAGAGAGTCTTTCAGAAGATAAGAAATCGTAATGAGGCTTTAGATTGTTATGTTTACTCTCTAGCCGCTTATAGTATAATCAACGTATCTGTCAATAGCATTGCGGATAAAATTCAGGCAAGATCTGAAAGACCAGAGGTTCCTGAAGAGCCAGAGGTCCAGCCTGTAACTAGAAGAAGGCCAGTGCAGCGAAGGCCTAGACAAAACTATACGAACGCATGGCGGTGAAATGGCAAACCTATTTGATGCTAGTAATTACCCAAGCCAAGAACCAGAAACCTTGGTTGTCGGTGATAGATGGGTTTGGCAACGTCCTGACCTTGTTACGGATTATCCGACAGACCAGTACGCTTTAACGTATGAATTTCATTGCGACACTGGTGGCGGCGGTAGTCATAAGTTTACTGTTACGGCTTCAGAAACCAGCACGGCGTATGTAGTAGAGGTCAGCTCTACAGTCACTGAGAATTATACAGCACATTCGTACAAGTGGTACGCGTTTATAACTAGAACCTCTGATTCACAACGAGTTGCTGTTGATAACGGCATAACAACACTTGTGGTGAACTATGCCGACAGCAATGCCGATGTAAGAACCCACGCTAAGAAAGTCTTAGACTCTATCCAAGCTGTTATTGAGAATAGAGCAACTGTGGATCAAAGCTCATTCACAATCGCTGGCAGAAGCCTATCTAGAATGACCATAGAAGAATTGTTCATGGTTAGAGACAGATACCGAGCCGAATACAACGAAGAAGTCAAAAAGGCTAGAATCAGAAACAAGAAGCCGTCTGGCAATTTAATTGGAGTAAGATTTTAATGGCTTGGAACCCTTTTAAACGAAAAGAGATCCGCAAACAGATCAAGATGCAAAGATCGTTTAAAGGCGCTCAAGGCGGTCGGTTATTCTCCGACTTTTTTAGTTCTTCAGCTTCCGCAGATCAGGAACTAAGGCAAGCACTGGTCACTTTGCGGAACAGAAGCCGTGAGCTATCACGAAATGACGCTTATGTAGCCAGATATCTAAACCTTCTAACGTCAAACGTAGTCGGTCATAACGGCATTAGGGTCAATGCTAAGTCTAGAGACTCTGACGGCACCTTGGATTCTGTTGCTAACTCAACGATTGAGATGGCGTGGAAGAAGTGGTCTAAGAAGGGTAACTGCACTGTGGACGGTCAGATGTCCATGATTGACTGTCAAAGGATGTTTATTGAGGCTCTAGCCCGTGATGGTGAGGTCTTAATTCGTCAGATCACAGATCCTACAAGCGAATTTGGCTATAAGATTGAATTTCTGGAAGCAGATCACCTCAACGACACTAAAAACGAGATCTACACTAACGGCAACAAGGTTGTCATGGGTGTTGAGATCAACGACAAGCGAAAACCTGTCGCGTATCACTTATATAAGAACCATCCAAACGATTTAGGGCTTCAGCAGAGCAATGAGACAATTAGAGTCCCAGCAGAAGAAGTGATTCACGCCTTTGTACGTCAAAGACCTGAACAGACCCGTGGTTATCCGTTTGTAGCGCCTGTGATGGGCAATATCAAGATGCTGAATGGGTATTATGAGGCTGAGATCACTGCTGCTAGGGTTTCCTCGGCAAAGATGGGCTTCTTTACCAGTCCTGCCGGCGATGGATACGTTGGCGATGAAATGCAGGACGAATACACGCCTATCATGTCTGCGGAACCGGCTACGTTTGAGCAGCTCCCTGCCGGAATGGACTTTAAGGCATTTGACCCTGCCCATCCTACGACAGCGTTTGAGAGCTTTTCTACTGCTATCCTGAGAAGTATTGCTTCAGGTTTAAACATTAGTTATCACTCAATCTCAAATGACCTGTCTAGTGTGAACTATTCGTCTCTACGAGCGGGTAGTTTAGAGGATAGGGATCAATACAGGATACTTCAGAAGTTCATGGTTGAGCACTTTATTGAGCCGGTATTCAGAAGCTGGCTGAAGAACGCCATGACTCGTTCAATCAACCTTCCTATCACAAAGTACGACAAGTTTGCCGAAGGTGTATCTTACATTCCTCGCAGTTGGGGTTGGGTAGATCCGCAGAAAGAAATGCAAGCCAACATTGCTGGCCTTCAGAACGGTATCGTGACGTATCAAGACATTGAGGCTAACTACGGGCGTGATGTTGAAGAGCTATTTGAGCAGCACGAACGAGAACAGAAGCTTGCTGAACAGTATGGAATAAAGACAGCCTTCCAACCTTTTGGTATTAAGCTACCGACAGAAGCAGAAGTTGAAGGAAGGGAAAATGCCGACCCCGAATAGCGGAATGAAGTCAGAGGCCCGAAAAGGCTTGGATTGGCGTAGCGAGTTCGGTCGCGGTGGTACTGAAGTTGGTATCGCTAGAGCCAGAGACATTGTTAACGCCAAAGATCTGTCAGATTCTACGGTAAAGAGGATGTATTCGTTCTTTTCTCGGCATGAAGTGGACAAGAAGGCACAAGGCTTTAGGCCTGGAGAGAAAGGATATCCATCAAACGGGCGAATAGCTTGGGCATTATGGGGTGGAGATGCCGGTTTTTCATGGTCTAAGAAGCTTGTCAACCAGATGAAAAAAGACGAAAGATGGTCTGAATCTATTGACAAAGATGATACTATTGAGCCAGAACAAGAGGTGATACAAATGGAAAGACATGTTGTAGGGGTTGAAGAAACCGAAGACAGCTTTATCGTTGAATTTAGGAAAGCCGAGATAGAAGCTGCCGAAGACACTGTTGAAGATATCATTGAAGATTCTGAAGAAGAGCGTTCAGCAGAATTAGATGACGAAGAATATCAGGCTATGGCCCGTGATATGGTATCTGACAAAGTAATTTATAGGACAATTGACCTTTCTCGCGGAGCTATTGACGAGCAAAAGCGTATTGTCCGAATTGGCGTTTCATCAGAAACACCAGTTGAACGAGATTTTGGCTTAGAGGTTTTGGGCCATAATAAAGAAGACATAGATATGGAATTTATGGCTTCTGGTCGCGCACCGCTTCTGAACAACCATAAGATGGATGAACAGATCGGGGTTGTGCGGTCATTTTACCTTGATGAGGCGCAGCGGCGTACCGTTGCGTTGGTTGAATTTGGCAATTCAGCCTTGGCTCAAGAGGTTTTTGAGGATGTTAGAACAGGCATTAAGCAAAACATTAGTGTCGGTTACAGCATTAACAGAATGGTTCGTTCTAAAGACGGCGAAGGAAAGGAGTACTACAGGGCTAGTTGGACACCGATGGAAGCATCAATTGTCGCTGTCCCTGCTGACCCCTCTAAGTTTGTTGGCGTTGGACGATCCACCGAAAAAACTTTAAACACTAATAAGGTGACTACTATGACTGAAGAAGTAAAAGTAGATGTTCGCCAAGTAAGTGATTCAGCCAAGGCAGAAGCGTTAGCCAATGTCGGTGAAATCATTTCTTTGGGTAAGCATCATAATCAGCGTGATTTAGCCGACAAAGCTATTGAACGTGGTGTATCCGTTGATCAATTCAAAGGAGAGCTTCTTGAAGCTGTCCGAAATGATCGTCCGTTAGAAACTCCTGCTGCTGTCGTTGACGTAGCCAAGAGCGAACAGCGTGAATATAGCTTAATCCGAGCTATCAAAGCTGCTTCATCTGGCGACTGGCGCGAAGCTGGTTACGAGCGTGAAATCTCTGATGAGATCGCACACCGTTCTGGCAAAGAAGCCCGTGGTTTCTACGTTCCTGCTAACATCAATTGGGGTCAGCGCGACCAGACTAAATCTCCGACTTCTGCCGGTGGTTTCTTGGTTGGTACTGATCATCTTGCTGATCAATTCATTGAAGCATTGTATGGTCGTTTGACTGTAGCTTCTTTGGGTGCTCGCATCATGCAAGGCCTGAAAGGTGATGTTGCTATTCCTAAGCTCAGTGCTTCTGTAACCAACTCAGCATTCGTTGCTGAAGGTTCAGCGCCTAGTGAAGGTGCAGCTACGTTCGCTCAGGTGACGATGTCCCCAAAAACGCTGGCAGCTTATGTTGACGTATCGCGGCGACTCATGCAGCAGTCAGACCCCTCAGTAGAACAAGTCCTCCGTAACGACATTATCAACACCTTCGCACGAAGAATTGATGATGCTGCTATTGAAGGCGGTGCTACTAATGGGCCATCTGGGATCATTGCTAACGGCTCTACTAACGTAGTTGCTATGGGCGCCAATGGTGCTGCAATCACCTACGCTAAAGTAGTTGAGATGATGAAAGCTGTTGAAGAAGACAATGCCATCATCAATAGCTCTGCTTTCTTGACCAACCCTAAAGTCATCGCGGCTTTACGGACTACGGCAAGACAAGCAAACGGCGTTGAAGGCAACTTCATCATGGATGCCAACCAGTCAATCTTGGGTACTAATGTTGCTTCTAGCACCGTGGTTCCTTCTGACTTGACTAAAGGCACTGGCTCTAACCTGTCAGCAATGGTCTACGGCGATTTCAGCCAGATCATGATTGGTTTCTGGTCAGGTGTTGACGTTGTTGTTGACCAATCCAGCTTGTCTACTTCTGGCGGTACGCGACTCGCGTTCTTCCAAGACTTAGACGTTGCTCTTAGATATCCTGAGTCTTTCTCAGTAATCAAAGACATCATTGCAAGCTAATGAGAAAGGGGGGTTTCGGCCCCCCGATCTTATGGGGATTATTATGGAATTAGTAATTAAGATGCCTTGCCACGTTCACGGTGTGCCGCGAAACGCAGGGGATATGGTTGTTTTATCTACAGCAGAAGCCCGACAGTTCATCAGCTCAGGCCATGCTGAAGAGATTAAGATGGACCCAAAGCCTTTATCTAAGAAGGCAGTTGAGAAAGTCGCCAAGCGATGAGCTTAGAATTTGATTCAGACTTTGATGGTTATCTGGACGTAATAGGTCATGGCGTTTCATGCACCTATACGCCGACAGGTGGATCACCAGTTACTATCAAGGTTATTTTAGACCAAGAGTATTATGAGATTCCTGGCGACACCGTTTCGTTCAACGGCAGTCAGCCAATCGTGCAAGGTAAAGCCAAGGATTTAAGGGACGGAGCATTTGGCGATCAACTAGCCTTTGCTGCGATTACAGACCTAAGCGGCAACACGATAAAGAATGCCGCAACGTATAAAATAGTAAGCCTTCAGCCAGACAACACTGGAATGGTCGCAGTAGTTCTTGAGGAACAGTAATGACTGATCATGTAAGGCAGAGAATAAGAGAGCAAGTAGCAACTACGGTAACAGGACTAGCAACTACTGGTAGCAATGTATTTCAGTCAAGAGTCTATTCTCTGAGCGATGATGTACTTCCAGCCCTGTTGGTTTACAGCGTCTCTGAAAGCTCTGACATTGACTCTATGGGGCCAATAGGTTCTCTAACTAGAAGCCTTAGCCTGTCAATAGAAGGGTATGTAAAGAACGTCTCTGATTACGACGATGTGATTGATGACGTTTGCAAGGAAGTTGAAATTGCTATGGCCGGCGACAAGACCTTAAATGGCTTGGCTCAAAATAGCTATTTAGCTGGCACTGATATAAATTATAACGGTGAAGGCGAGCAGCCTGTTGGTATTGTTACGATGAATTATGTTATACAATATCGCACAGCAACTAATGCTCCTGAAACCGCATTATAGGTGATATACTATGAAGCTATATAGTCCAGACGGCTCATCTGAAGTAGATGCTCATCCGTCAAAAGTAGAATCTATGATCAACCTCGGTTGGACACAGGAAAAGAAAGGCAAGGCAAAACCCAAGAAGGCTTTAGAGCCTACAGAAGTTGTTGAGCCTCAAACTAAATCAGATAAGGAGTCTGAATAATGGCAAGTCATATCGGACGCGATGGGATTGTTAAAGTCGGTAGCGCTACAGTAGCCGAAGTTAAATCATTTTCTATAGAAGAATCAGCGGATACCGTTGAAACAACCAAAATGACGGATACGTCACGAACTCATGCAATCACTTTGTCCAGTTTCTCTGGATCATTAGATTGTTTTTGGGACGAAACCGATGCGACAGGACAGGGAGCTTTAACAATCGGGGCGAGTGTAACGCTTGGATTATACCCAGAAGGCGGGGCTACTGGTGCTACTTTTTACTCTGGCACAGCCCTAGTGACGGGCGTTTCTAGAACTGCAAGCTTTGACGGAATGGTAGAAGCTTCTATCTCTGTTCAAGGTACTGGCGCTCTAACAGCCGATACGGTATAACATGCCGAGGCTAATTGAGAACGCATTAGCACACTTTAACAGCAAGGATTTGCGGAAGATTGAGGTCCCAGAATGGGAGGTTAGTCTTTTCGCAAAGAACCTTACCCTTGACGATAAGGCCAAAATGCTTCGTCGCGCAGATAGTGATAACACTGATTATCTTATCTATGCGGTGATCTTTGGCCTTGTTGACGAGAACGGAGATCCTGTCTTCGGGCTTGAGGATAAGGTTGCGCTGAGAAAGAAGGTTGACCCAGACATAGTGACTAGACTTGCTACGTTTGCGCTAACCGCTGGTTCTGAATCGGAGGAAGACCGAGAAAAAAACTTATAACTGACCAAGGCAACCCAACTCAGCTATACTACATGTACGAGTTAGCCGAGCGACTTGGTCAGCCCCTAGCGACAATCTTAGACATGACTGTGGCCGAGTTTGATCATTGGTGGACTTTCTTTAAAGTGAAAAGAGAGAAGATGGATGGCGACAACAAAAGAAACAGTCCTAGCAAGAATATCAATAGATGATAATACGAAGGTAGGATTTCAGTCCTACGCTCGTAATGCTGAACGCGCTAAGAAAACCACAGAAGCCTTCCGTGCTCACGCTGTTGACAAGCTTGTAGAGAGCTTAGACAAGCAAGTCCTTGCTTTAGGTAAAAACGCCAGAGAACTTGACCTCCTCAAGGCAGCAACTCTTAGTGCTTCTGACGCTGAGTTTGAGGCCATTAATAATCTTCATGATAAGATTGATGTTCACAACAGGGCTACAGAAGCTGCAATTCGTGGTCGCAAAGAAGCTGAACTACAAGAAGCCGCAACTAAAAGAATTGCTGACGCAGTAAACCGCACTAACAACGCCTACAGAGATGAAGCCGCCACGGTTGATATGACCTCTGACGAGCTTGAGATCTATCGCCTAAAGATGATGGGTGCTACTCAAGAACAGTTAGATTCTGTTATAGCTACTCAGCAAGCTACTAAAGAATTTAGGAAGCAAGGTTCTGCTGCCGCCGGCACTGCGAAAGGCGGATTGCGCTTGATGCGAGGCGGTATGGGCCAGTTAGGCCATCAGGTACAGGACGTTGCGGTTCAGCTTCAAATGGGTCAGAACGCGCTTCTCATCTTCGGTCAGCAGGGTTCCCAGGTTGCTTCTCTATTCGGTCAGAACGGCGCTTTGATCGGTGCTGTATTGGCTGTAGGTGCCGCTCTTGGTACTTACTTCATGCCTAAAGTGTTTAGCTCTAAGGATGCCTTAGAGGAAATTAAGAAGTCAGCAGAGGCTACTGCGGAATTCTTAAAGATAGATTTTGTTTCTGGAGTTGCGTTACTTACTGATAAGTTTGATGAACTAACTAAGAAAAGCGAGAGTTTAGCAAAAGCTACATTGCAGATTGAGCTTGTTAATGCAATGAAAAACGCTAAAGGCGCGGTTACCGGATTCAAAGATGAGTTAAGCAACTTAATACCATCTACTCTTGGCACTGAAACAAACGTAGTGATAGATGAGCTTACTGTTTTATCCAGAAAGTATGGTGTGGCAAGAGAAGATCTTAAGAAAGTAGTAGAAGCTCAAAAGAGTTATAACAAGGGAACCGGCGCAACAATAGATAGCATTGCAGAATTGATGCAAAGCATATCAGACTCCAGAATGCAAACTGCCGAGCAAGCAGAAGAGTTCTTAAAAGCTAATTTAAGAATACAAGAATTTAAAGTTGCGTCTCAAGAAGCCGGAATAGTTCTAGAAACTTTAAGAGAAGTGTTATTTGGCAACGCAACGGCAACAGAAGCTAAATCTAAAGCTGATACCGAGGCAAAAGATAAAGCAGACGAGTTAAAGCGAACTGTAGATGAGCATGTTCAATCTTTAATAGACGAGAATACCCAGCTAGTCTTCGGTTTGAAGACTCTGCAAGCACTACAACTTGCTCGCAAGGGTTACAGTGCTCAACAAATAAAAGAAATTTTCCGCTTACAAGAAGTTAACCAAGGCTTGCGTGATGCGAAGGCATTGCGAGATGAAGATGCGGCGGCTCTTAGAGCGCAAGCTTTGTCTGCTGAAAACTACGTCAATGGCGTAGTCGCACAAGCGGATGCTTTAGGGAAAAGTAATATAGAGCTGTTGTTAGCTAACGATTTAGTAAAAGGATTAGATACCGAGCAGAAAAAAGCATTTGATAACGCAATACAGAGGCTTAAAGACTTTCAAACTGCACAAGAAGAGGCGCAGAAGGTAGAGAGTGCTAAGGGTAAATTAGAGAGCTTACGTCAATCTTTGTTGACTGAAGAGCAAGCACTAGAACAGTCTATGGTTAATCAAAACCTGATTCTTGTAGAAAATCTAGCACTGGGCGTTATCAATGAACAGACGTTCAGAGACATGCAGTTGCAGGTCATTGAGGACTTCAACGAGAAGAAGAAAGCCTTATTAGATCAAGGTGTGACAGACGAATTAGAAGGCATGAACTTCTTGCAAAGAGCTTCTATTGAAGGCGCTAAGAGACTAGAGTCATTTAACAAGCTGTCTGCTACAGAACAGACCGAGCATGTTTTGGGCGAACTTGGTAATCAATTCAACGGTATAGCAAAGAACAACAAGCGCCTGTTTGCAATCAGCAAAGCGTTCAATATCGCTAATGCTATAATGAATACTTCTACTGCTGCAACCGTAGCCTACAAGAGCTATCCGCCGCCTCTGAACTACGTTATGGCCGGTGGTGTTATTGCTGCTGGTATGGGGCAAGTCGCTCAGATCAAGGCTCAGAGCTTTGACGGCGGTGGTTTTACCGGCACAGGTGGAAGGTCCGGCGGCATGGATGGCAAGGGCGGCTTCCCAGCTATTCTTCATCCGAATGAGACGGTTGTTGATCACACTAAGGGCCAAGGTGGCGGTATTACCGTGGTCAACAACATAGACGCAACAGGCGCTGGTGCTGATGTAGATATGAAGATCAGGGCAGCAATGCAGCAGACTTCGCAACAAACTATACTTAGCATACAAGATCTGATGCGCCGCCGGAGATTCGGGTAATGACTGTATATATGTTCCCAAGCATAACGCCATCATCTAGCACGTTTGAGCTGGTGACGAACACTCGGACGTTTCAAAGCCCGTTGACTAACTCTGTTCAGACTGCATCAAGGAAAGGTTCTCTCTGGAAGATATCTATGCGGTTTAATAATCTCTCTGGCAATGACAGAGCGATAATGCAGGGGTTTCTGGCGAAGATGAACGGGCAGCAGCACAGAATGTATTTGCATGATCATTCCGCTGTGAAAAGAGGCATAGCGCCTAGCAATCCGGCTGACACCTTAGTTGTAAACAGCGCAGGACAAACAGGCTCTACCTTAGTAGCTAGTGGAGCAACCGCTTCGCAGACAGGATATCTTAAAGCGGGTGATTACATCGCGTTTAACAATGAGCTTCACATGGTCACTGATGATTGTAATTCAACAGGATCTAATACAGTCTCTATACCGATTGCGCCCCCGATCAGAAAGCCAACATCACTTTTAAATGGAGCTGATGCAATTGATTATCTACAGCCAATTTTTGGAGTTTTTATGCTTTCTAGCGCGACATCTTGGGATACGCAGCCAGGGATAGTTTCAAATTTTACCGTTGAGGCCATAGAGGATGTTCTAGCATGAGCCGAGGATTCCCAGCTAATGTAGCGACAGCTTTAGCACAGCAGCACGTTGCGATTGTGTCTTTTGCCAAGTTAGAGTTCCCGTCTGGTACGGTTTACGTTCACAACTCATTGGGAACATATACTTGGGGTGGTCAAGATTGGCTGGGTGTTGGTGACTTAGGGTCTATCTCACAGGTTGAGGAAGGTCTTGATGTTAGTCCTTACGCTATTACGCTCACTTTAAGCGGATTAGACGCAACGATATCAGGCGTGGCTTTAACCGAAGACTACTATCTACATCCTGTCACGGTTTACCTTGGCGTTCTTGATACTGACGATGTTTTAATTTCCGATCCTACCCAGATCTGGGCAGGGTTCATGGATCAAATGAACATGTCAGTCGGTGCCGATGGCGGTGATGCCATCCAGTTAATCGCTGAATCTGAATTGAGTCGGTTCAACAAGTCTTTGAATTTGATGTATACCAATGTAGCTCAACAGGAAAAGTCTGCTGGTGATTTGTTCTTTAGTCACATGCACAAGATTGAAGGCGCTAAGATTGATTGGGGCGCTAAATCAACTGGTAGTTCAGGTGGAGTGGGTACGCCAAGAGGCCCTGAAGATCGTCAACCTCAATACATGCGCTAATGATCTTGCAAGTCTATCAAGCGTTGAATAAATGGGAAAAGAAAGACTTTGATTATGGCTCTGTAGATTGCTGTCAGTTCGCTGGTTTCATCGTAAAAGAATTAACAGGCAAAGACTATCTTGCCGATTTCCACTATAATTCTGAGGAAGACGCTGAATCTATCATTAAGGATTTTGGCGACTTGGAAGACACAGCTGCAAGCGTTTTAGGCGAGCCTACGGAAGACATTAGATCTTTATCAGATGGTTCGCCAGTTATAGTAAAAACGCCTGACAGCCAGCTTATGGGTATCAAGCTGGGCAATACAGCAGTTTGTCTAGTTAAGTCGGGATTCGCTAGGGTTCCTGAGCAACATATCTTATCGGGTTGGGATTTATGCCACAAGCAATAGGTATAGCGTTACTAAAAATTGGTTTTTTTGCTTTTGAGCTTGTCGCTGGGGCGGCTGCTGCGGCAACTCTTGGTGCTGGAGCGGCTGTAGCGATTGGTGCTGCTGTTGTTGTTGGTGGGACTTTAATTGCTAAACAGGCAATGAGTCTTTTTGAAGTAGAAATGCCGACTGTTGACACTGACGCTTCCAGACAGAGAACAGTTAAATCAACGACAGAACCACAGAAGATAATCTACGGCGAAGCATTGGTATCAGGCCCGATTTCTTTTATCGGGTTATCAGGCACCGATAACTCTGACCTTTACCAGACCATTGTTCTAGCAGGGCATGAATTAAACGACATTACCGACATCCACATGGATGACGTTGTGATTACGGATTCGCAGATAAACGGCGGATCTGATGCTGGCGGTAATGTTACTGCTGGGACTTTTGGGCCTAAGAACTCAAACACCATTTGCGTAATTAAAAAGCATTTAGGTGAAGCGTCTCAAACAGCAGACGTTTTATTGACAGGCCCGTTTGCTAACTACACGTCCGCTCATCGTGGCGATGGCATTGCTTATCTGGCGATGAAGTGGGTCTTGAACGAAGACTCAGCGGAGACTTGGGAAAAATTTGCGCCTTCAAATGTAAAAGCATTGGTTCAAGGCAAGTCTATCTATGACCCACGGTTAGAGTTTGCGGCTGTTGGGACACGAGGGCAAGATACGACTAATGCAAGCTATATAACTTATTCAACGAACCCAAGTTTATGCGTTGTTGACTATCTCACGGATACCTATCTTGGGATGGGTATAGCTGTTGGTAAGATTGATTGGGATTCTGTATCTACAGCGGCAGACGGTTGTGATGTATCGGTCTCTGTTCCTGGCGGTACGGAATCAAGGTTTACTTGTAACGGCGTAGTATTTGCGACTGACTCACACCAGAAGAATATAAACAAGATCCTATCGTCAATGAACGGCAACCTTGTTTACTCCAATGGTAAGTATATCGTTCACGCTGGGATCTATGAGGCTCCGACCGAGACCTTGACTGAAGATGACTTGATCGGCGCTATTTCAATCAAGACTTCATTGGAAAGATCAGACCGATTCAACACGATCAAAGGTCTGTTTATTGATCCAGCCCAGAATCACAAGTCAAGCGAGTTTCCGAAGGTTCAGTTAGCTGACGCTGTTACCAGAGACAACGGGGAAATACTGGAAAAAGAAGTTCAGTATCCCATGACTAACTCAAGCTATATGGCTCAGAGACTGTCACACAAATTAATTCAGTTAAGCGATCAGCAGAAGGTCGTTACATTCCCAGCGAATTTATCTGCTTTGAGGATAACAGCAGGTGATCGGGTTCAAGTCTCTGTTGAGGAATTGAATTGGTCAAACAAGGTCTTTCAGTGTGCTGGCTGGACGTTCTCAGAAGATGGTGGAGTTAATCTAACCTTACGGGAAGACTCAAGCACATCCTACGCTGATCCGACTGTAACGCCTAATAATGAGTATTCCACGATTACGGCTACAGGCGACATCACAGACGCTTTCCGAGGCGTTCCAAGTCCTTCTGGTTTAACTGCTACGGCTGGACTAAAAAGCAATGAGCTGAATTGGATCAATCCTAGCAAGCCTAATGACTTTGGGACGATTTACATTTACGCATCAAGGAATGCAAATTTCTCATCCGCGATAAAGATTGGTGAGACTGACGGAACTCAGTTTATTCACGATGCGTCAAATAAGTCTTTGGTCTTTTCGCCTTCGGTTGTCAATGTAGGTGATACCTACACGATAAGAACTTTAGGAAATACAAACTTCGTAGCTATGGGTGCAGCCTCTAATACCGTTGGGGTTGTCTTTACTGCAACGGCGACAGGAAGCGGAACGGGTAATCTGTGGGAAACCATGGCCCCAGGAAACCTTAGATATTACTGGGTAAGAGCAGTTAAGAATGTCGGAACGGACGCAGCAAGTCAGTCTAATTTAGAGCCTAATGCTGACCCCAACACAACAGTATTCGCTACAGTTGGCGCAGTTGAGGTGGACTGGGACAATGTTGCTGATCCTACTATTGGGATTGATATCAACAACAGCGATGAGATCTCAATCAATCTTGGCGTTGCAAACACAACGACAGGCCAAGCAGTAGCACAGAGCGGTATATCAGAAGACGTTACCATCACCCAAGGTGGTATCAGAATGAACCAGGGCGGCTCTATTAGAGGCGGTCAGACTTCCTATAATAGCGGAGAAGGCTTTTTCCTTGGGTACGACAGCAGTAAATACAAACTCAGCATAAGGAATTCAACATCTGAGGCGCTTACGTTTGACGGTGATGACCTTACCGTTACCGGCACCGTAAACGCATCCGCTGGGGAGTTTAGCGGTCAGGTAGCGGTCGGATCTACGGCTGGAACAATTACGGTAATTGATGGTAATGACACCGATTACAGGATGTTCACCAACGCGACACTTGATACAGAAACTAATCAGTATTCGCCTGATGATTCATCATTTAAGGTCGGTAACGATGGACGAGTATTCGCATCAAACATTACGATCTACAACACATCTGGGGATGTGCTATTAAGCCCAACAGGTTTGGGCGCGGCAGCACTTAACGATATATCAGTGTCTAGCGGATCGGTTGTATCCACGGTCGGCGGGACGGTTAACAACTCCACTAGCGAAATCACACTTACAACGGCTTCAGCAAGCGAGTCATTCTCAATCACATCTAAGGTCGCGTTAAACGACAATTATGACGCAACCCAATACTTCGCTGGCGCAAGCACAAGCAGCACAGCAAGCGCAGAGGCGCAATTAACCGGCGTTGATGTTCTGGTTGACTACTACGTTAAGCCCAATGGCGGAAGCTATAGCGGAACGCCCTCAGCTACCCAGCGAGTTACTATCGTAAACAGCGGGACTCCATCTTCAACGCAAATGCGGGTTGGCGGGTTTGATAGAGGCGCTGGATACGGTGGATCTTTGACAAGGTATTTTTCTGTACTGCAAGACTTTGGCGGTGCGCTAGAAATGATTCCCAATGCGGGAGGCGGCGCTACCAGCTATGTGATAACGACTGCATCTCTTGGATCAGGCTTGTTCCCAACGGCTCAGACATACAAGATTAAAATTGTTGTCAGGGTTGTAGAAGACGGAACGACGACCGTAATCAGTGGATCTACTACGCCACCAAGCTCAAACAACACAACGACAGGCATTTATTTTGACGGCGGCAATAGTGACGAGCGTCATTACGAGATAACCGGCTCAGGGCTGATAAAAAGCTCAGACAATGTATTTATTTCAGGGAGTCAAAACCTGCTTTCCAGTGGCGGCACCATCTCAGGGGACTTAGTAGTCACCGGAGACTTAACCGTCCAAGGAACGACTACCACGATCAACGTGGCAGATCTGACCGTTGCGGATAAGGACATAACGCTAAACTATTCCACGGGTGATTCTTCTGCGACCGCGAACAACGCCGGTATCATTATCCAAGATGCGGTTAATTCTACGACAGATGCTTCTATCTTATGGAAGACTGCGACTGATACGTTTGAGTTTAGTCATGCAATAAGCACAAAAAACGCAACATTTGATAACGGCACGAACACGACAGTTAATGTCATTGCTGACGATGATGGCATGGCTCAAATCCGCCTGTATGGATCTAGTCAAGGAACTGGCAAATTATTTGTTGGACAGTCTACTGATTATGGTGGCGGCATTGAGTACAATGGAGACAACAGCCCTGTGACTTCAGGAGCTGGCGATGACTACACTGCGCTCTATCGCACAACTGCCTCAACTGGGCAAGCTGGTACTTTTTGGACTGCTAGGAATTATGTAAACAGTAACGATTGGGAATTTCGCGGAAATATACTAGCCAACTCAAATTTATATTTGCGCTCTTCTGGTGGCGAGGCAGGAATATTCTTACAAGACTCGTCAGCTTCAAATGCGACTGCTTTTAAGATATATGCAGACGTAAGTTTAGCAACGTCAACTTTGTATATTGACTATGACCCCAGCGTTGCGGGCAATAACTGGGCGTTTGTAAACAACGGGAACTTTTTAGCAAGTGGCACCATTTACGCTGACGGTGCTGCGTCTAATTCCCTGCAATGGGAAACTGGATACGACTATTCTCAAATTGGTCACTTGCCTTTAGCTGGCGGCACTTTGACTGGGGTTACAACAGTAAAGCCCTCTACAGTGACAGGCGCAGTGGTCAGCTCTAATGTGACCTTAGAGGTTCAAGCCACCGAGGGTCAGATTCAAGTAATTGCTGACGATGGTGGGGATTGGGCTTCTAACATTGTTCTCTCAAACTATACGGCCTCAACGCGCAGACATTATTGGATTCACAACGCTCCTTCCACTGCTTCCGCTAACGCAGGAAAATTTGAGCTTAGGACCTCTGCAGCCACTACCGCAGCCCAAATTGGCGGTCAAGGAACTGGCTCAACCGCTTTATTAGTTGTTGATAGTAGTGGTAATTCTACTTTCTCTGGATCTGTATCTGCCACTAGCTTTGAACTCAGTGGCATCTCAGTCATAGATTCTAGTCAAAACATTAACGCAGCAAGCATATCCACCTCTGGAATAACAAGCACAGGCGATATCGTTCTAACGACTACGCTAGGCACATCGCCAGCAGTAACCTTCAACACGAGCACCGCTACTGACCCAGGTGTTGATATGGCTATTCGTCTTTCTGGCGACGAACTGCATTTTTACGAACCAGAAGATACCAACAAGGTGCATTTCAAGATCTACGATGATACTGGTGTAGACGCGCCCTATGGCTATTGGGTAAACGGAACCAGAATGGCAGATGTAAGCCGCAATCTGACCGTCGGCACCATCTCTAGTGGTGCTATTACAAGCACAGGCAATTCTACACATGGAGGATATTCAAGCTGGACCGGCGGCAGCGGCGTTGCCGGAATATTCATGCACTACAATGCCACCAACAGTTACAGGAGCTATTTTGACTGGAGAACTCTCCAGCTGGGAAACAACGGTTCAAATAACATATTGGCAGGAAGTACTTCGGCTGGCGGTCATTTTCGGTTTTTTACTAATGCAACAGCAATAAGCCAAAGCGGCGGAACCAGTGGGAATCTTGCTCTAACTTTAGAAGCTGACGCAGATGCTGTGTTTGGTGGGAATTTATACATACCAGAGTACCTTTATCATACTGGCAACACAGGGACTAACTTACAATTCACCACGGACAAGGCGGTTATTACTGCCGCGCATACAGCCGTGACGGCAGGGGCAGCGAACAATCAGAAATTTGAGATTGGAGCTAGCAGCGCAACAACTCCCGTTGGATTTTTGTTTGAAACTATCAACAAAGATGGCACATCCGCTTCTGATAAGTCTCTACGCATGTTTATGTCTGAGACAGGAGTTTCTGGAGATGCTAATTACCCCTATAAATATGGAGTTTCGCTCGTCTACGAAGGTTCTGGATCGGCTCCGCTAGATTTTGATAGCGGGTTTACGTCAACGCTAGGCAATGGCGAATGGGGGACTTACGGCCATGAAAATAGTGTTGATGGCGTTTTAATTGTTCATTCAAACAGGGCTGGCAGCTTCTACAAAATAAAAATCAGTGGAAATGACGCCCTATCAATAAACTCAGCTAAGTATCTCAATCTTAAAAATGGTATAGATATTGACAATACCGACACCGTGAGGGTCAGGTTCTTGCGAGGAGGTGCATTTAAAAGCGGCATAGAGTCAGCAACAACAGCGGGAGACATGGTTTCAACTTCTGCAATTGATGACCTGTGTATACGCTCGCAAGAAAGCATTTTATTCGCAACCGGAGGCAACACTAAAAGACTTGAATTAGACACCAGCGGGAACGCGGTTTTTTCTGGAACTATCTCTAGTGGGGCTATTACAGCAAAAAGTCTCACATTAACAGATGACGGAAGCGCAAGCCCTCTATTAAAAATATCAGCCGATGACTCATCCCCTTGGGCGATTCAGTTATATAGGGAAGATCTTTCGGGAGGGCCACAAGTCTATGCTTCAACTGCAAGCACTTTCAGTTTTCAAGGCAATATTGATATAAGAAGCGGATATAACCTTCAATCTGCTGGCGCTACTATAATTGATGCCAATAAAAATTTTTACGCAGCAGACTTTACCGCTACGGGGTTTGTCAAAGCATCTGCTTCTGGAACTACTCCTGCGGCAGCAAAACTACACGTTGGGGCAATTAACAACGCCGGTTCTGGCGCAATAGCTCAGTTTGGTGGGTTTGTAAGAGCGTCAAACTACTACATTCTGCACGCTTCACCTGGAGGTAGTGATGCTGCTTTTATTAGTTACACAGGCAATGATCTTGACTTTACACAAGGTGAAGGTGCTTATACGGGCTATGTCAGGGCTAGTGGACTCAAAATAGGCTCAACAACCATAGTTGATTCCAGCAGAAACCTTAATAGTTTAGGAAACATAAGGACTACCGCCGACAACGCATACCTGTCTATGGGTGTTCCCGGTCTGGGCAGCTCTGTCGGGGGAAGGTATCTATCCATTGAGGGCAATACTGACACAAGTGGCGAAGGGTCTGGCCGCATCTTTTTCACAGAGCACAACGGCACTACAGCCCTAATGGACAATTATGGAATGTCCATAGGTTATAGGGGTGGCGCTACCAGTATAGAAGGCGCGAGCGGTCAAACTTGGACAGGTCTTAGCCAAATCGGCAACGGTCAGTGGGGTATGTGGGGCCACGATAACAGTGCGGCAGGCGCTCTTATTATGTATGGCGATAGAGTCGCGTCTTTTGTCAACTTTTCTGGAAACGCTTTGCAGGGTATTGGGTCACTCGCAACAACTGGCAACTCAACATTCGGCGGGTATGCTAGTTGGACTGCTGGTAATGGGACTGCCGGTATATTTATGCACTACACTTCCACCAACAGTTATAGAGGCTATTTTGATTGGAGGACTTTGCAGCTTGGCAATAACGGTGCGAATAATATAATAGCAGGCAATACCTCCACGGGTGGATATTTTGACTTTTGGGTAAACGGTACATCTATCTCGCAATCAGGCGGCACAAGTGGCACTAAAGCACTTACTTTAACCTCCGCAGGTCACACGATTGTCAGAAACAATTTAACCGTTGAAGGGGAAACGGTATTTGACTCAGGTGTGAGCACAACCGTTAAGATTAAGTGCGACAACAACGGTCAGGCGTTTGTTCGCGCTAACGGCGACGGACAGGGAACTGGGATTTTTGAAGTCGGTCAGAGCGACACATACGGCGGCGGTATGTCTTACAATGGAGACGGATCTCCAGCTTGGGCTAGTGGCGAACGCGCTGACTTCATAACTTTTTATAGACTATACAATGGCACTCGCTATGCCGTTTTTGATTATGCTGTTAGTAATAACAATGTATCTTTCAATGGCTCAATTACAGCCTCGGACAACGTAACAGCTTACTCAGATAAACGCCTTAAGTCGGATATCAAAACGCTTGATGGCTCTAAAGTCTTGCAAATGCGTGGCGTGTCTTTTACTAAGGACGGCAAAGCGGGGTCGGGCGTAATCGCCCAGGAACTGGAGCTTATTGCAAGCGAGTTGGTCCATACGGCAGATGATGAGATGGGAACCAAATCTGTCGCGTATGGAAACCTCGTCGGTTATCTCATTGAAAACGCCAAGCAGCAACAAACCGAAATTGACGAACTCAAAACCCTTGTTAAAAAACTAATGGAGAAATAGAAATGGCAATAACTAAAACTGAAGTTTTACAAAGATGCGAATTGTATCCTGCCAGAAATCCAGAGGCAGGGTCTGAGACTAACGAAGGTAACCCAAGCCTTATGGTCATCATGGAAATCCATTTTGATGACCCTGACGATGCGGAATTGCCAGCAGTCTCTGCCCACCCTTCTGGTTTAAGCCGCTATGATTCTGACGGCAATCCCACGGATGTTTCAATCTATCCCCAGCTAGTCCAAGACATCTGCGCGGCGGTCTGGGCTGATGACTGATTACACGGTTGAAGATGGATTGTTGAAGTTCGCCCATGAGTTTAGCAATGGGCAGACATCATTTTTCTATTTAGAACCAGACCCTAATCTCACTCCTGAGCAGCAGATAGAATCTTTCGTCGCTCAAGAACAAGAGTTCATAGATCAGGTGGAAGAATGGCAGTCACAATAAGCACATTCACAATTCCAACGGTTGATGTCTTTGGCTTTGACCCGCCTGCCTTCGCTGGCTTTACTGATGTAATTGGTAGCGGAACGATAACTAATGGAGAAGTGGTCGCGTTTGGCGGCAACGGTGTCAGAGGTTTATATTGGCAAGGGTCTAACGACCGGATTACTTTTGAAGTGTACGGCATTCATGAAAACGATGGGTGGGACTACATCACGGTCAATGGGGTAAATTATAATAGATCCTCCGCCACTTATGGCGGCGCTATAACAATGAACACAACCGCCAGCAATAACTACACAAAAGGCGGAATATTCACAAGCTGGTATTGGACAGGCGTATCGTCTTTCCCGTTTGCATCGTCTGCCTCTGGCGCAACTCAAGCGATGTATGTAAAGCATAGCGGCACCCTACCAGCGTCAGGCGCTCTAAGCATGAATACCATACACCTAGCGGCTGGTGGAAGCTCTGGAACTTCTGTTGGGTTGAATGACTCAGACGTTCGTGCTTTGAACTGGTACAACACTGTGGCGGGAAGTGCTATCGCAAGCGGCGGCAAGAATGCAGTGCAGGAGTATTATTACCCCTGCAACGTGGGCGAGAATCAAGGAGATCAGAGAAGGCGTTTGTTCTCCACAACCAGCAACGACCTTAACTATAAGCTGGCAAGTGCAAATGCAGATATAGACAACGCAAGCATTAATGCGGCGGTAACAATTGCAAAATGCGGCATGACCGTAGAGTTTGACGGAACTAACACAAGGCTTAGGTATCATCTCTTATCTACCGGAAACTTTACCGGCAGCGGCGCTACAATCACTCTTACTAATCAATACTGGACATCTCTAGGGTCAGGAACCGGCAGTCCCCAAACTTACAGCGCGGTCACTAATGACGCCATTACATTTGAAGGCGCTCAAGTCATACAGGCGGCTCTTTTAACGTCTCAGCATAATGAGTCACTAGCCACTGGAACACAAAATCCTGGAGGCGGTCAGATCGGGCAATCTTCCTACAACGTATCAGGCTTTGGTGAGACATTGATGTCAACTAACAGCATAAGCTCATTTGTCACAACAGCGGCAAACACCGCCTATGGAAGAAGCTTCCAAGTCTCTACAACGATGCCTAGATTCACTTATGGGGACAAGGTTTCAACAGTTGATATTAGGTTTAGGTGGGCGTTAAGGCTCCTTGGATACAGCCCAGCAGATCGGACATTCATTGAGAAAGATACAACACTAAACTTTATGATCAGCCTGAGAGCGAGGACAGATAAATTTAACTAAATTCTGGCCTGTTAAACCAGTGGAAGACGTGCTAATAACACGATAAAATCGTCAAGCCACAACTAAGGAGAGGAACATGAGCGAACAGAAGCGAGAGATGAGTGCCGACGAGTATGTAACAATGGCTAAGATTGATTCATTAGCTAAACAAAACGCCGGTCAGGCTCTCAGAATAGCCGATTTAGAGGCACAACTCAGCTTGATTCAAGCACAACAGCAGCAGCAACAGCAGTCAGCAG